AAACTGGCGAATGCGGCGCGTGGGGCAGCCGAGCTCCTGGACCAGACGGTCGACGGCGTTCTCGTTCTCCTCTGCCAGCTGAAGCTGTGCCAGCTCCTCGTCGGTGAGCTGTTCGTCTTTGTTTTCTGCCATAGTTACCTCTTCTTACTATTTCTTAGCGTGCTTGCCAGCACCCTTGCTGTCATCGGTGACCGAGATGAGCTGTCGGTCGGCCGCGCCATTGCGACGCGCACGGCGGCGTTCCTCAGCGTCGCCCAGGACTTCGAAGGAAGACCGCTCATCCGCACGCATACCGCGGAAAGCTCGGCCGCCGTCTGGGATTACCCTAACCGGCGGGTCAGGGCGTGCATGGCCATCACCGACGTTGACGACAACAACGAGGCCACCGGACTCGTGCTCTACATGCCCGACCGCAACATCAGCGTGCAGCGCCGTCTCGGCTACTGGTGGCGCGTGGACGATGAGCAACCCACCATCGACAACGAGTGCAGCGTGTTCCGCCTCGCCTACAAGGCTACCGAGGTCAAACCGTTCGGACGCTCCCGCATCAGCCGGGACGCTATGGCCATCATCGACGGCGCGAACCGCACCATCGTGCGCGCCGAAGCGAATGCCGAATTCTACGCGTTCCCAAAAATCCTGCTGACAGGCACTTCCGAAGAACTCGCCTCGTTGGGCACGGACGACGCGTTAAAGCTTTATATGGGTCGCTACAACATGATCAGCAAGGACATCGACGGGCAGTCCCCGACCGTGACGCAACTGGCCGCGTCGAGTATGGACCCGCACTTGACGATGCTGAAAAGTTGGGCGGCGATGTTCGCCAGTGCGATGAACATTCCAGCCAGCTCGCTAGGCATCGTGTCCGACGCGAACCCGACGTCCGCCGACGCGACCGAGGCGCAGCGCGAGGACCTGATTATCGAGGCGCGCCATTGCGATCGCGATTTCGGTGAATCGATCCTGCAGGCAGCCCGTCTTGTGGCACGGATGCAGGATCCATCCGTGCCCGACGAGGAGCTGATGAAACTGCAGGTCGACTGGAAGAACCCGAACACGCCGTCGAGCTCCATGAGCGCCGACGCATTCAGCAAGCTCGCTGGAAGCATCGACTCGTTCGCCAACAGCGAGGTCGGCATGACACGCGCCGGATTGAGCCGAAGCGAGATCGTCCGGCTGAAGGCCGACCAGCGCAAGGCTCAAGCCGGTCAGGTACTCGATCAGATTCGAGGCATGCGCCAACAGACGGAGCAGCAGACCGATACGGCGGCGAGGGAAGGCGGTATGAATGAGCCCGAACAGTCTGAACCTGCCGCCGGAACGACGCAGAAGGCTTGAACTCGACCTCAATGATTTGTACGAGGATTACACGGACACCATGAGCCGCCTGCAGAAGGAGGCCGGCAACAGTGTCTCGGGCCTCGTCTGGGACGGTGAAAGCCAGGAGCTCATCAAAGCGGAGATCAACCGGTATGCCGACGCCGCCAGCAGGCTCGCATCCGACTACTACGGCCACGTACGCGACCTGTGGGCGCAGTACGGCGGAATCGATATGCCGGAATACGAGCCGCCTTCCATCACCGCCGACCGCGCGGTCTGGCAGATGGAAGGCGGTTTCAACAACACTGACTTCATGGGATTGCACTACAAGGATGTCATTCCAGATGAAAACGGAGCCGTTCACAACAACGCCGGAAGAACCATCGACGACCTGTGGCCCACGTTCGCTGACGAGGAGCAGGCGCTGGAATACGTGCAGAATCTGATTCAGACCGTCGGGCGGCTGACCATGCAGAGGGCTGTGGCCAACGATCCCACCAAGCCTCGCTGGGCGCGTGTGCCGCGAGGGGCTAAGACATGCGCGTTCTGCCTTATGCTCGCCTCGCGTGGCTTCGCCTACCTGAGCGAGGACACCGCCGGACGGCAGATGCAATACCATACGGACTGCGACTGCGACATCGTGCCAAGCTGGGGCAGCAGCAAACTCAAAGGATACGATCCGGACAAGTATCGTGAAATGTACCAGGCAGCCAAGGCTGCGGCCGGCGATGACGGCGACTGGCGTGACACGCTAGCCCAATTGAGACGCATCTATCACGATGAGGTCAATGATGGTGTGACTGCCCAACCGACGATTCGATGGAGCGGCAAATCGATTCCAATCAGCGCTTCCGAACTATCGAGATTGTCGGATTATAGCGTCAGGATGCCTGGAGATAGATTCTCCAACGACGAGAAGATCGCGGCTTTGATGGATTGGACCGGAGACAGCTACAAAAGTATCAACGGCTACCTGTTCGGCGGACGAAACCCGTCGAAAGACGTCATCCATCAGGTCGAATGCATCGACGAAGCGATATCCGACCATATCACCCGAGAACGTTTCACAGTCGACAGGCAGATGCGGTTGTCGACGTTCCACGTCAACGACATGGAGTCGCTTTTCGATTTGAATACCGGTCGCACCTTCGAACACATCGGCTACATGGCCACCAGCATCAAGGAGGGAGGCATTGACGTTGATGGGGAAGACCGCATCGCCACAAGAATCCTGGTACCGCCGGGAAGCGCCGGCGTGTATGTGGAGCCGATCACTCAGCATCCGGGAGAATACGAAATTCTTCTGCCGAGAGGAAGGGCTCTTCGTTTCGAAGGGCTTGGAGCATCCGACGGCAGACCGATCGTTTATCTGAGACTGCTATGATTGAGCCTATGGATCGTTCCGACCGTTTCACGTTTATGCCCGGTGATTTGAAGGAAGTCACCGATGAGCGCCATCTTGCGGAAATCAAACGCAAGTATGGCGATATCTCCATGCCACAGGACGAATATGAATGGGTCAGGAACGAAGGAAAGAAGCGCTGGTCCGTCGGCGACTATGTGTCGACCGACGAGCTGCGGTCCGAATACGCGCGAAGAAAAGCGCTGGGAAATCTCTGAATCCCAGAAAGCCATCACGTCGAAACGTGATGGCTTTTCTTTTACCTTTCACACCCCAGCGATGGGGCGGGGCGCAGCCATGCGCGAAACCAACAAGAATGGCCGTCAACTCGCCGGCGTCAGGCGTGGAAACCAAGAACAAGCAAAGGAGCCACCAACCATGGCAGAAGAAAACCAGACCGGCGCGGACGGCCAACAGGAGCCGGAACAGCACTCTCCGGCCCCAAAGGACGTGAACAACGCGAAGCTGAGGACCTTCACCCAGGAGGAAGTCGACCGCATAATCAACGAGCGTCTCGGCAGGGAACGCGGCAGGAAAAGCGACTACGAGGAGCTCAAGGAGAAGGCCGGACAGACTGCCGACCTCGAATCGAAACTCTCCAAGGCGCTCGAGGAGAACGAGAAGCTCAAAAGCGAAGCCAAACAGGCTGAACACGAGAAGGAGCTCTCCACGATACGCGCCAACGTCGCGGCCAAACACGGCATCACCGACCCGAGCGTCCTCGCGGGCGACGACGAGAAGCAGATTGGCGAATACGCCGAGAAACTCATGAAGGTGTTCGTCGACATGCGTTCCCGCGGCACGGTTGCGGACCAGAGCGCCCGTACCGGACAGGCCAAGGCTAAACATTCCAGCCGTGAGGACTTCGTTAACGCCATGAGCAATACGCTCCTGTGATTCAACCAGCGAAAACATTCATTTGAAAGGACAAATCATGACAGATCCGTCCATGACACGAAAAAGCAACGGTCTAGACCTCGACCCTGAAACCCAGGCGGAGATCTGGCAGACCGCAAAATACCAGAGCGCGTTCATGCAGCTCGTGCCGGAGATGAAGCTGCCCGGCAACGGTTCTCGCGTGCCGATCATCATCGGCGATCCGGAGGCCGCATGGGTCAATGAGGGTGCGGAGAAGCCGAAGAGTGGCGTCACCTTCGGTAAGAAGGACATGCTGCCGTACACCATCGCGGTCATCATGCCGTTCTCCAACCAGTTCCGCCGAGACTTCGGCGCTCTCTACGACCAAGTGGTCGCGAAGGGTCCGGGAGCCATCGCCCGCACGTTTGACAAGACCATCATGGGTCTCGTCGACGCTCCGGGTGCGGACTTCGACACCCTGAAGAGCGCGCAGACCGTCAGCATCGGCAAGGGCGTGTGGAAGAACCGGAACAAAGCCCACGA